AGAGCTAAGAATTTATTAATGAGAAGCGATGCCCCTGCGGTACAAGGAGAACCATTAGAAGATGCCTTCCTGGATTTAAGTAACTATGGGATTATGGCAACACTGGTGAAGGAGGGCGTGTGGGGAAAATAACATATAAATGGGGTGAGCTTAACAAAGATTTAAGGAGTCGTGTTCAGAGAACATTCCCGAATAATAAATTTAAGGGTGTGTATGCTTTATACGATAAGACCGGACTCATCTACATCGGTCACTCTTCAGATATAATTACCAGGGTTACTAATCACGAAAAAGAGCATACCCTTGCAAAGATAAAACTGTTTGAAGGATTAACTAAAGCCAAAGAGGTTGAGGAAAAGCTGATCCGAAGGCTGAAGCCCCCGATGAATAAAGATTTTACTAAAGTGGAAACGGAGACTAAGAATTTCTCCTGCGCCTTAGAGTTGGATGTGTGGAAAGCGATAAAGATAAAACATGCAGTCAAGGATGTGCCTGTGGCTGACATAGTGAATGAAGCATTACGAGAACAACTTGAAAGGTGGATTGAAATTGGAAACCAAGCGAGTTAATTACTACCAGACGGTAGAGGTTTATAAGAAAATTATTAGACAACGAACTAAAGAGGGAAGGGATAGTCAATCGCTAAGAAAAAGGCTATTGGCTATAATGACAAATGGCAAAAACTAAAGCACATACCGCATACAAACTGAAGGATGGAAGTAGGGTCAAGGGAGTGACTACTATCCTTAATAATCTTGGATGGAATAAGAATATATTGATAGCGTGGTCACGCAGGATGGCTCTGGCTGGAGAAGATCCAGATGCGGTACTGAAGGAAGCTGGAGCGATAGGGACCTTAGCGCACTATCTATGTGAATGTGATATAAAAGGGGAAGAGGCTAACACCGAAGATTATTCGGCAGAGCAAATTGAGAAGGCTGAGAATGCTTTCTTGGGATACCTGGAATGGAAGAAGATGACTAAGCCTAAGTATGAAGCGATTGAATTGAAGATGGTATCAGAGAAATATAAGATAGGGGGGACTGCTGATTTTGTTGCAAATATCAATGGTTCTTTGGTGTTGGGAGACTTCAAAACGAGTAAGGGGATTTACCCAGAGATGACTTGTCAGTTGGCTGCATATCGGAAAATGTATCTGGAATTACAGCCAAAGGCTAAGATAGGATCAGCAATGATATTAAAACTTGATAAGAACACTGGTGCGTTTTCCCATCATTTTATTGGGAAGTCCCAGTTGGATTGGGGATGGGCAGTGTTTAAATGCTGTATGGAGTTGGATAGATTGAAGAAGGAGATATAATGGAATTCACTTGCATAGAGTGTGAAACTCTCTACGATGATAATGATGGAGATACGGATGAGAGGATGTGTAATAAATGTCTTAGGGAGATTACCAATCAGGAATATAGCTACCCAGAGGATAGGAAAAGGGTCGCAGATAGAAGCGTGAAGAACATCCGCAAGATGGCAATCTATGAAGATGCTACCAGAGAAGAATGTCTTGAGGGGATTGTTTATGAGATGGCAGCTAAGATAGACGAATTGAAGTTAACCTTAGATATGGTGGTTTAGGAGGGAGCGTGTGGATAATACCAAAGAACTTACCCATTTATCGCTATGCACAGGATATGAAGGCATTGGGCGTGGACTCCGAAGAGTTTTCCCGAATGTCAGAGAAATCGCTTGCTGCGAAATCGAAGTTTACGCAGTGGCGAACTTGGTTGCTAAGATGGAAGCGGGTGAATTACATCCAGCGCCTATCTACACAGACCTTAAAACCTTCCCATATAAAGCGTTTCGTGGAAAAGTGGACTTCCTCTCAGCAGGGTT